ATTGTTACATTACACACAAACACTCTATTGTTTGCGACTACTGCATCTTTCCAATGTTCTCCAGAGTCACCCAATGCATTACTAAATATACTGGAGCTAAATCCATTTATAACTTCGTAAGTAATAAAACCAAGTTCTGTTACCCTGAAATTATCTGCAACTGTAGCATTGGGACATTTGTATTGAGAATTATCAGCATCGTGCCATGCAGTATAATCATCTGAAAGCTTTGTCCTAGCTCCTTTTGTAAGGTCAATGTCTACAAGCATAATAAACTCAGAGTCATCACCGACTTTCCTGATGTACACCCTACCGCCGGATATTCTAGGGTCAAATGGCCCTTTAGCACCAATACTCACAGACAATGCCTTAAATTCATTTGCCTCTGAAACCGTATGGGTGTTTGTATATTTTTTAGGCAAAGATTCTTGATTGCCATCATAAATAAAAGTAGATGCAAGCTCATAAGTACCAGATTCTATCAACCCATCTTCATCTGTTTCTGTTGATATTGCAACCGTAAAACCCTCTCCAGCATTTCCGGGGTCAGAAGCAGTGGCACCAGCAGAGCTTGCCGCTGAACTAAGAACGATTTCTTCTGGTCGTGCTAAATCATTGTCTTTTGCAAAGTAATTCATGTAAGAATTATCGTCAGTGGAAGAATTAACTCCGTCAAAATGCCTTCTCTGTATCCATCCATACCATTGAATTTTGCAATCGTTCTTGTCGGCGGTGTCGCAACACCTTATAGATTCTTCTACTTTGTAATATTTAACCTTGGAAGGAGTACTTGCGACTGCTGATGAGCGTAAAGTAATTGAGCTTAATTCCCATGTTCCAGAATTTATAGAAAACGTGTCTATTGTGTGATCTGCTGGGCTAGACAAAAGCAATACTTGGTCTCCCATAGAGGCACCTGTAAGAGTAGCTCCCCAAAAGACCTGAGGTAATGGGCTCCCGCCAAAGCTTCCCTCAACTATAAGAGGAATTGCTCTATCAAAAACAATATTATTTCCATTAGTGTCTACTACACGATATATCCCCTGACCGTTTGGATCAATCCCATTCGTAGGAAAAGTACTAGCAGTCATGTGCACTACGGTACCAACAGGGAAAGAAGATGCTAAATTTTGTTGAGTACCACTAACTTTATATTCTAACTCTCTTAATATGCTACCATTAGTTCTTGCTATAAACCCAGTAGCAGAACCTTCACTATCGTCATTTCCTGTAATTGATCCCGTCTGCGAAACCGTAACCAAGTCTCTTGCAAAGTCTGTCTCAAAATACCCTAAGCCATATCCGGGCTGTACCGTAGCCACGCCGGTTGCAAAAGTTAATGTCCCATTCGTTACGCTACCCCCAGTAGTAGAAACATCACTTCCACCGGGGCCGTCACCTAGCTCAAAAGAGGTGCTACTTGTTACAGACTTCACAAATGAGTTGGCAGGTATTCCTGTTCCAGTAACAGTCATTCCAAGAACAATTCTAGTATTTGCATCGTGTGCAATCGTAGGGTCATTATTGTAATCACAAGTCGCATCTGTAAAGGAGGTAGAATAAGAGGCAACTTTATTATTAGTACTGTTCCCCATACTATACGATGG